TATCTTTTTTCATAACCTAAGTCTTTACGCCATTTGTCTTGCAATATGCCATTTCTTAAATTATACTTCTTTCCTCTGTATTTAGGTTCTTCTTCCTGGAGCTTTGCCCTTGCTCTTTTAATGCTTGGAGCTGATGTTAATTTACTGCAAGCATAAACAACTAAGAACTGACTTACTTCAAAACCTTTTTCAATTAATTCTTCAGACCAAATATTAGAGCATAGTCTGTTATCGTCATCTCTAAGGCTAGGATATTTATTTAGCCAATACTTAACTTTATCTTTTGTTTTCATTAGTGTAAGTGATTCATTATACATTCGTGTTGAAAATCTCTATCTTCATTGATTTCATCTAACTGTTCATCAGTCATTGGCTTTCCATCATAGTCTGCACTTGATATGTAAGCATCACAAAAGTCAGGATAGTCTTTAGTGTCTATTCCATCAACTTCAATATTATCTATTTTTTTGTAGTCCATTTTCATTTCTTTTCTGTTTTAGGCTTTCTAATTGATACCCACTTATTTGGTCTGTGAACTCCAGGCTGTGGAAATCCAAACATCATTTGGAATGTTCCAGTCTTATCAGGGCAGTACAGTTCTTCTTTTTTCATTTCTTTATTATTTTAGTAATTTAGGTTCAGGTCTATAATGTGGAACTTGTCTAGGGTTTTCTCCTTTATCTACTCTTGACCTTGCATCCCATATTATTTCTTGATGCCTTCTTATCCATTTCATATAAGTAGGTACAGTTAGATGTATAAAATCGCTAGTAATATGACTTCTTACTCCTAAATTAAATGCTTTCTGTGCATCTTCAAAATAAAAATTCTTAAACATTCTAGCTAAGTCATCAGATAAACTTTGCGACATTACACTTATAGTATCTTCATCTACATTATTTTGTCCTAACTCTATGTATGTTTTACTTACCAAATCTACTGAAGCCATTAGTAAGTCTTGTTTTGACATTGTTTTAATTAATCTCATTATTCAAATTGTTTTAAAAGTTTTTCTTTTACATTAATATTCTTTTGCAAATGCTGATGTATTTTACTCATTCCTTTTGAATTTGACTTAGGTTTATCCCATTTCTTTTGATTAGCTGCCCAAGTCTTTAATCTCAATTCTGTTTTCCAAGTTTTATTTAATTCAAATTTCATCTTTGTATTTGACTTATTAGGTTCTGTCCAATAATCAATAAAGCCATTTAATAGAGCTTCATCATATTCAAAAGTTAAAACTTCAAAAACAAAATCATTTCTTCTATTAGATATATTATTAGTTATTATTATTTCTTTATTCTTATTAATAGTTGTGCTTTTTTTATCGGACAAGTTGTTTAAAATTTGCATAACTTGTTCTTCATTTATTTTGAAGTATTGTTTTGCAGGTATTCCCATACGCTTAGTTTCTATTATTTTAAACTTTCTAAGCGTTTTAAGACACTTTCTTTGGTGATATGAGTTTAAAGTAGTATCAGCTTCTATATTATCTTCAGTATTAAAAAACCAACCATCAGTCATTCCTTTAGAAATAAAGTATTCTTCTTTTGAGATTAGGTCAGCAAGTAGGACTGCTTCTTTTAATCCTACCTGCCTTGCTAGTTGTTTGTTTAATACTATAAATGCTGAACTACTTAGTAAGTGTTTCATATAATTTTTACAGAATAATGATAATTTTTGAGGGCTAATTTAATATTTTCTAATTGATTAAGATAGTCAAAATAAGAAGTTTTAATTTTACAAATAGCCTTACCACTTTTTACTTCTAAAGTAATATCACCATCATATACAATAGAAACGCCATTTTTTAGTAAATATGTTCTCATTTTATTTCCTTTTAAAAAGAAATCTTTAGTGCCATCAATATTCATATAAGCTTTGTAGACTTTATTAAAAGTGTTTCTGTAAACTAAACAAGTAGAAAAATACTTTTTATGAGTTTTTTCATAATGATAGATAAGGCTTCTATTTCTATCCAAGACTTTACCTATTATTTCTCTATTTATGTTTTCTTCAGTCCTTGCAATGTAACTAGCTACTGCTCTAGCTGCCTGTAGTGGTCGCTTCCTGCTCTTTGTAGAAAGCGAACCATCAGGAAAATCTAAAATTCTAGTAGTAAGACTGCAAATACATTTAAAATTATATTCTTGTGTCATCTTAAAATGGTAAATCATCTGATTCAACTATTGTCTTTTCTACATTCCTTGTATTTGATGTAAAATGATAACCGTCTATATTATGATAGTATTTACCCTTATATTCTCTTGAATAAACATTGCAAAGAATAACTACATCCATTCCAACTTCTAGCTTATTCATTTGAGTCATTTTATCACCAAAAGCACTTACTGCTACTTCGTTATTAAATTCACCACCAGTATCAATTATACAAGTTTGTTTTTGCCAAGTCTTTTCTGACTTAGAAATTCCTGATTCTACTTCTAACTTCTTTACTAATTTTCCTTTTACTTCCATTTTTATTGTGCCTGTTTTTGCAGGACTTTATTAATTAAATTATTGTTTTTTAAAATCTTCTGCTTCGTCCTCTCCGAACACTCCTAGTTCATAGAAACCAGTAAGCTTTAGAACTGCTCTAGACATAGCTCTTTTTTCTGCCATCTCCATAACATACCAAGAGTTACAATTACCATCTTTAAAACCACCTTTGAGGGCAGAACCAAATGTTTGAATTGATACTTCCATTTTATAATTTGCTGTATCTGATTTGTCTTTCTTTGCGTGAGCTTTGACAACACAAAAGTCTTTCTCGCATTTAATGACTTCATAGTCAATTTCTATTTTTTCTATTGCTTGTATTTTATCAATACCACTTCTTGTGAGTATGATGTAATGTTGATGTTTAAAGACATCGTCTTTGGTTAGATTGTACTTAATGTACTTTTCTTTTAAAATTTCTGTTTTCATATCTATTTATTTGTTTATAATTCTGTGTAAAGTTATTAAATTTATTTACTTTTTATATATTTAACTAATTGTGTTTTAATGTAATCAACTTGTTCTGAGTCTATCCACTTTAAAAAGTCATAAGAGTCAAAACAGATTTGAAAGTCTTTTCCATATTCATCTGTTCCTCTTAAATATACTTCATTTTCGTGTGCTTGGAATGTATTAATATCATTCATTCTTTTGTGTATCAGTTCTTCTGTCATATTAAATTTATTATTATAGGTGAATTATTATTTTTTTTGTAGTGTTCTAAGTATTCTGGTTTTAGTTCTACTTCCCAATTATCTTGTGTTTGCCAACCATAAGTCTTTAGCATTTCTTCAAACTTTCTGAAGTTTTGCAGTTCAGTACCTACTACAATTACTGACCTATTATTATAGCTTAAATCATTACTAAAATGTCCTGATTCTCTATCATAAGTATTAATTCCAGTCTGTAAGTATTGAGGTTTTAAATACCATTCTTCAGCTATTACTTTCTTGTTGTCTAACTGATAACCCATAAAGTCAGAATAGCAAGGCTCATTATAATCTATGTAAGTAGTATCTTCTAAATATTCAGCATCTTGTATTGTCATCTTAAAATCTTTTTGAGTTATCCTGAGAATTATAGTATGCTGTTTTTACCTTAATAAATAAATCCCTTACTACTGGAAATTTTAATATATTAAGTCCATCTTCAGTTAATACTGTATTGTCAGGTAATAGATTAGGTTGGTTAGTTTGTACATCTAACAAGCTAATAATAGCTTCCTGCTTACTTGTTGCTTCCTTCATTCTAAAATTTTTCATCTTAATAATTTTGATTAATAATACTGCAAATGTAAACCTTTTAAGTTACTCACACAATTATAAACAACTTTATTTACAAAGTTATTAACAATTAAGGTGTTTACATCTAGGACGAACTTTATAGCTTGTCTAGTGTATTAGTATTAAAAAGAAAAGAAAGTGCTTAAAACGGGTAAAGGGGGGTGCTATAAACTAAAGATTAAGACTATTACAATTAATAGAATATAAAATAAAGAAAGTTTCGTTGAATCTTTTAATTGCATTAAAAATAATGTACTAAACGTGCTATTTGTCCTGATTCTTTAGAGTGTATAAATCCTTCTACAGCCTTTTGTACTCCACAAAACCCTTTTCTATTATGCCAGGAATCTGTACCACTTGGAGAACGCATATATTCTACAGTTACTCCTATAAAGTCTTTAGAGTCTAGCCATTTGTATTTAACTTTGTGATGTATATGATGTAAATACCAATATCTATATTTAGTATTTGCCCATTCTTGTGGTTTTTCATTTGCCATTAACATAGGAAGTTTATCCATCTTAGCACCATCACCGTGTTCAAGACCTATAAGATTATAACCGTACTTATAATACTTCCTATGTGCTACTGATATATCAAAGGTTACATCTTTAGTATTTCTGAACCAAGACTTTAAAGAGTGTGCTAAATGAAATCCACTTTGATAATCGTGATTAGACATTGAGTGTACAACATCTACAGGAGCAACTTGTCTAAGTATCTCAACGCATTTAACATAGAGCTTTAAAGCTACTTCGAAGTGTTGCCACCATTTTCCATCTGCATCTTGTGGAGTTCCTGCTGTTGTTGTATTATAGACATTGTCAATATGTAAAATGTCATTACCTACACAGAATAAGACTCTATCTATACTAAACCCTTGTGCCTTACTTATAAGTCCTGTAACGCCTTCTAATACTCTGTTGTATGCAATCTCTGTATTATAGTCATCACCAGTTTCTAATGCTACACCTAGTTTACCTATATGAATGTCAGCAGGATTTATTACTAATAAGTGTTCACCTTTAACTCTTTTAATTTCAGGATAGGTAGGTGCGTGATTATCTATAAGAGCCTTAACATCTTCAAGTACATCATTTTGGTCAGTACCATATTGTTCTTTGGTAACTATGGAAAAGCGTAAATCCCCTCCCATATTTTGCCAATGCTTAACGCTTACAATATCTTTCTTATCTATACCTCTATCTTGTAGGTGTATATCTAAAGCAGTATTACCGTTAATGTTCTGTAAGTCCTTTCCCCTGCTTTCATTAATTAACTCAACTTCTTCAGGGGAAAGTCTTAGTCTTTTTCCTGACAAACTATTTCTTAGCTACGTCAGCGATTCCTTGCCCAACAATAAGAACTAATATTGCGTGATATAATTCTCTTGCAGTTACATCATCAACTCCTAAGTATGTTACAATAGCAGGAACTACTACTGAACTGATTGCGTACCAAAACTTCTTTGACTTTAACATCTGTCCGATAAGATACTTCTGGAAAAACTTTTTCATAATTATTTATTTTTGATTATTAAATTAATATTTTCACCACCCAAATGTATTACTTCTTTGATTAATAAGTCCATAGCTAAGACAGAGTTACTAACATAGTCCTGTTGGCTACCTAGTCCTACTAGGATGCAGCCACTTGTATCTTTAGCAGTATTTCCTCTGTGAAATAATATCCAATCCCTATTAGGTACATCTTGAACTAATAGATGCAAGTAATCTCTTGAAGCTGATTCTCTTGGGAGTCTAAGTCTTACTTTGTATTCACCTTCAGGAATGCAACTGATATTTCTTTGATTATCTAACCAAGGATTCTCTAAAGTATCACACATCCTTTCTCCATTTAAAAACAGTTCTCCAATGACAGAATTTTCTGAGAATGTATCTCGAATAAGAAGAAGGTTAATTAGTTTTTTTTTTGTCAAATTTAACGAATTTATAAATCGTAAAAGTTATGGCTAGAGTTAATGAGCAAAAAGTTAAAAGCTCATTAGCCTGACCTAAACTTAATCCTATTGCTGTACTATTTGCTATTCCTACTTGAAGGCTGTCTTGCATTTGTTTTATTTTTAGGCTTTTTATCCAAGTAGGATTTAAGCTTTGTTATATTAATTTGTTTTGGCTTGTAGTATTTCTTCATTAATCTGAAGCATTTAAAAAGTTCTGTAAAGTAAGTTTAGTTCCTTGCTGTGTTGGTCTTTCAAGGTTCATCCCATTGTAGTAAGCATTTCTATCAGGGTCTACATCAGCTCCTGTATTGGTGCTGTATTCTGGGAAGCTACTAGTATTATTACAAATATAGTCTATCATTCGTTCTGTATAATATTCAGCAGTATTTCTAACTTCCTCTCTTAAATGTTGTGCTTCTTCCGTAGAAAGTGCATTTCCTGTTTCTGAAGTCTTGGAATAAATGTTACCATTTTCCACCTTAAATCTGAGGTAAGGGATGCAATTATATAACGCCCAGTTCGGAAGCATATCCCCTATGTAATCATCTAATAAAGTCTTATAAGCTTCATTACCTACAGCACCTACTGTACCTGTTGTAATTAAGTCTTTTAATTTATTGTTAAGGTCAGTTCCTAGCTTAGTTTCCACATACAGCTTCTGTGCCTGTCTTACATAAGGAAGTAAAATCTGATTATCTACTGAAAGATTAATTGCGGTGCTGGACTTCAGCTTCGCTTCTGATATGAATAATACATAGCTCATAGTTATACATTTTTATATTTAGCGATTAACTCAGGATTTACAAATCCGTGATTTGGCATATCGTGTGGTGCTACTGAAACTTCTTTAGCATTTCTAGGTAATTTTACACCTCTACTTTTTGCTTCTGTTGAGCTTATAATTTTATCTGAATTTTTAGGTCTTTTTCCTTCTTGTACTAGTATGATTCTGAACCATTTATGTTTGCACAAAGCCCCTCCTTTCCATTTCCAAATGCTATACGTATTAGCTCCATATTCTCCCCATCCTGGATTTACAGCTTTAGTCCCCATAGCAATAATATCTTCTTTACGATATATTTTATTTGTATTAGTCATTTTTCTACAGAAATCTCTTTCACCACTAAGACTTCCTGTATATCTGTAACGCACTCTATAAATATCATCTTCATAATCTGTTTGCTTACTCTTTTGGTCTTGCCCTGACTTTCTGTTTGGATAAGCTGAACCTGTACTAGCAAATTCGTAA